TCGTCGGTTTCAATGGTGATATTCACACGAATCAACTCCCTATTTAGGGCAGCACATGCCTGCTCAACCGAAAGAGTCTTACCATTTCCTGACAGACCAGTGATGAAAGTAGGATAGAAGATGCGTGAAGAAATGACTTTCTTCACATCAGAGTAATTACCAAACGGGACGTATGCAGGATCTTTGTCAGGGACGAAGCATTGCTGCACAGATTCTACGTCATCGCTCAGTTGCTTTTCAAGACGCTCAGCAATGGTCAGATTCCACTTGCCACGACCAGACTTGTATTCCTCCAGACGCTTACAGGCAGTGGGATAGGACATCCCAAAATCTTTTGCAGTGCGGCGCACATGATCGGCACAAACCTCAGTGCCAAAACCTTTAATCAGACTGTCAACGATTTGGGCAGTGGTGACTTCGGACTTGCGGGGCATTGCTCTTCTCTTGATTACCTTGTAATTATAGCAGAAGACCCTCCCGAATGGGAGGGTCTGGGACAGTTATTTAGGTGTACACCGCTGTCACACCGATGATCTTACACCCAGGATTCCTGGCGAGAGCGATGGTCCTGGCATGAGAATAGTCTCTTGCCTCAACAAACTCATCGAAGACCCTACCAGCAACATACATTTGGACTTTACATTTCATGCTACTTGCTCAATGAATGCATTGAGGATAGTTTTGTTTGTCATTTTAGATCCCATATGTTTCTTGAATGCGCGACTCAATTCTGCTCGGGTAGCAACTTCACCCTTTTGTTTCACTTCAAGATCTTCGGTGCCGTTGCCAATGTAATTGTTGGGCATGAAAAACTGTTTGGTGAATCCAAGTTTGGTGGTTTCAGCATAACGCTCCTTTGCCCACTGCTTAGACATAGCGTCGGAATCAAGACTATTAGACTGAGCAATACGATTCATCTCAATCTTACTGCAGATACGAATACCAATCCAGTTGTAATCAGTGATCTCTTTATAGAAAGAAACAATTTCTCTGGTGGTATTATATGGACTGGGATCAATTTTGCGAGAGTATCCAGTCTGAGGATCACGAAGAATGAATACTTTGTTGCGATTGTGGCAAAGGTATTCTGAGCGAAGCTCACCCTCGCGATAATATCCAGCAGGGAAAGTTGTAGTGTAAGACATGGGATTTGCTTCACCATCACTCAGAATAACACAGTTAACCTTCTGCACTTTCTCAACTGCTTTCATCTCCCTTACAATCTCACGCATACACATGACAGACTCTGCCAAAGGAGTGCCACCCAAAGACATGGTGGGGACTGAAGGATAACTTGCATAGTGACCCAGACTCCAAGCATGTGCCCAAAGATCACGCATCTGATTATCCAAAGTCTTGGTATTCATCTTGGATGAGAAAAACTCAAACAGTCTGAAATCGTCATGAATGCAGAGGGTATTCTCTTCCATGTTTTCTCCCTCCAGATGATCACGTCCATAACCACTCTGGAATGCGTAGACTCGGAAAGGGATGTTTACTTTCTTACAAAACCAAATCAGGTTGTAGGTTTGCCTGAGAGTATCCATCAAACACTGACTCATAGAGCCAGACCAATCAAGCATCATGACCATACCGTGATTCTTACCGTCAGGAATCACAGTAGTCTTCTTGAAGATGTCCTCAGTCAGTTTGTATTTGTACAGTGAGTTAGTGTCAATCACACCAGTCTTAGAGACAGCAGCACGAGCATACTGATCTGCAGACTTCTTCATCTCAAACTGTTTGACCAGATAGTTAACAGATTTCTGAGCAGACTTCTTATAATCTTCACACTTCTTGTGACTGAAAGTCAACCACTCATTATCTTCCCAGCAACCATCGATATACATCAGATCAAATGATCGACGTACTTCTTGCCAGGGCATAACGTATTCATTCAGTTTGACCTTAGGAAGATCAATGTACACCCATTCCTTAGCATTGTCATCGACAAGATCTTCCAGTGCTTCCCTCAGTGCCTGCTCTGTGATGGACTCGGTTTCATCATAAGATTCACCACCATCTTTAGCGTATGAAGGGGTGTCAAGATCTGCTGTATCATTTTCTTGCTCACGCTTCTCTGCTTCTTCCAGCATTTCTTCATGAGTCATCTCTTCACCACCAGGAGACATCTCCTCGCCACCACTCTTATTGTTTGGTTTGGGGATCTCAACCTCTTTGTTTTCTTGCTTCTGCTTACAGAAATCGAAGATCTCTTTTGCCAATGCAATCACTTCTTCCCAAGTCTTAGTCTGAGAAGCACGAGTAACATAATCTTGCTCCTCTTCTTTGAAAGGCATATCAGGTTTGCCCTTGAAGTAAAGATTGATACGATCGATGAAAGGCAGTTGCTCAGGATCTTCATCCTTCACACCAAAGAAGTCTTGATCCCAGAGTTGGTTGTATCCTTCAAAGAAGGACTTACGGAGACCAGGGTAGGTGCGCTTCATCATGCGCTCAATGCGAGCATCCTCAAGGACATTCACAAAGTCCTTAGGGGCATCGCCAAAGTCCTTATTGGGGGTGTAGAGGGCATGACCAACCTCATGACCTACCAGCAGGTCATAGACAGTGCTGCTAGCGGTCTTCCAGATAGGAAGGATCAACACACGCTTGTCAACATCGAAAGCAGCAGTGCTGATCTTACGGTGCTCAACCCTGAGATTCTCAGTAGCAAGCAGTTTAGCAAGGGTGCCTTTGACCTCGGTGTTGACCATTGTCCTCCTGATTACCTAGTAATTATAGCACCCCCATGATGGCTGTGTCCACTGTCGGGACAGTTTTCTGATTGTCCCAATGTCGGATCACCCCAGATATAATAAAGCAGTTAGTGACCAAGTAAGAAATAAAAATAAGGGTGCGTATGCCAGCAATAATATCTGCTTCTCTATCCGATCGTCCATGCTTCTCCCCTAATGCCTTCGCCCAGATTCTCCACATCACTCCAACAATCCATTCTCCTTACAATAGTGCAGAGTATCTTTCAGAGATCCAATATGTCTGAAACCAACATTGACCTGGGGGTATTCTGCCCCTTCACCAAACTCTTCAACAAAACCTCTTTGAGAGAAGTGCTGGTTTAGTTTGTATTCTAGGATCTGAAAGTTGAGTTTTTCTAGGAGAGTTTTAGCACGCTCACATTCCAAATTTCCGTTGCTGTAGATTACTGCTTGCATTTTTCCAGTCGTTGATTTGTTCTTGGGTAGGGACAATAATAGAGAAAGCAAGTCCTTCCTCTTCAAACTCTTTATTCATTTTTTCGTATGTCTCTGGAGAGATCTTATCAAATTCAGTCACGTTGTCTCCAATCGTCGGGTTTGTCTCTTTGAAACCAATCTACTATTTCGTCTGCACCACTAAACCCCGTTTTGTAATTAGATGGGTCGGGGTCTCCTAGTCCCATCTTATTCATAAAATCATCCATACTGCCCTCCTGAATATCCTGAGCAGCTTGACGACGTGCTTTACGCAACCATTCTCTAGCAGTTGTATTTGCTTTGGACAATTTCTCTGCCCAAATCATGTCCTCTAGTTTTACTTCCTCCTTGTTTGCAATCTTCTTACAGATAAATTCGAGCCGTAGTCTGTATTGAGTAGAAAGCATGAATTACTCCCGCAATTTTAATTCAAGATCCTCTAGTCGGTGATACTCAGCATGTGCTGCTTCTTGTCTATCACACACTATATTTAGGATGTCTCCCATGATAACATCGTTGTCAACATAGTCATCCAAGTATTTGTCGATCGCTTCTTTTAGATAGCGATACCTATGCCACTCTGGGGAGTATGGTTTGTACATGATGTTAGGGTGCAGTAATTTATTTAGCTGTCGTCAGACAACTTCGAGAAGTCATTAACCTTTTCAAATTTTAGTGTACGCATAAACTTGTCAACGAGAATCTCACCTTTATGAGAAATCACGAATACATTGGTATCATTACCAAGACTGCGAAGAATTTTAAGGAGCTCATTAGTGCCTTCTGTATCAAGAGATGAGTCAAAGACTTCATCTAGAATTAGAAGGTTAGTTGCCACAGAGTTTTTCATGCGGGCAACTTCTCGCCAGGTAAACAAAAGTGCTAAGTCGATCTTTTGTTTCTCCCCTTCAGAAAACGAAGCATAACTAAATTCATCCCTGAAGCGACTCTTAATAACCTCGTTAAACTCCTCGTCAAGCGTGAAGTTGACATAGAAGTCCATCGACTGTAGGTATTTATTGATCAGTTGATTAAAGACTGGAATGTATTTTTTGATAATCTGACTTTTGATACCACTGTCTTTTAACAGAGAAGAGACGACTTGATACTCATCGATCTGTCTACTGATAGATGCACACTGCCCAA